GTTCCTACAGGGGCTTCAGAGTTGCCGTCTCCTGTTGGGTCTTCTACTGTAGCTGCAAATCTTTTACCAGAATCAACTAATGCTCCTAATAACGTAGCTAAAGTACCGCTTGGTTCTTTATACGGTAAAGGAAGGAAAGCATCTTGTAATCTTCCTCCTGGAGCGTCTACATCACGCCATTCTCCCGGTTGTAATGGGTCATCATGACGTTGAATATTTAATCCACGTGATTTAAAACCTGCAGGAAGGTTAGAAAGTGTCCCTGCGTCTATTAATTGACGTAAAATTGATGTAACTGACTTAGTTAAGCCACCCATCATATGAATTAAGCCAAAACCGTAAAAACCTAGTCCTGGAAGGAACTTATAATGAGTAAAATATTGAATTTTCTTCCTCATTGGGTCATTTTGGTCATAATTTGGTCTAATTGAAAGAACTTCGTTGTTATCTTTACAAATAGTTACTATATAAGGCAACGCTAAGCCTGTTTCTTCGCCTTCAGCGTCTACGTCTTCATGACCTTCTAAGTCTAGTTCTACATGCATCTCTAATATAGTGAATTCTTCGTCACTTATAGTTCTAGTAAGCCCTTGAAGCTCATCCATCTTATCATCAACGCCTGAATTGTCACTTGCTGATCCTGGAGAGGACATTTCGGTATCTCTATAGAAGCCTGATATCTGTAATTTACGTAATTCGTTCTCTGTCATATGAATTACGTGTGTAATTCTAGGTGTTGTTATTAAATCTACTGCGTAATAAGGAACAACTAAATCTTCTGACTTAACAAAACGTGCTACCGCACGTCCAAGTGATGGATCGTAGTAAACTTTTTTAAACGCTGAGCCTGATAACGGAAGATAAAACAGAAGTTGGTCCATTTCTGGGTCATATTCTTCCATTTTATAAGTAATTTGGTAATTCATGAAGTTTTTAACACGATTAGCTTTTTCTAGCTTAGCGTCATCGGTCATTCCTAAAACTTCTGTATCTACAGGTCCACCTGCAGGTAACATTTCTTTATATGCTTGTGCTTGGAACTGAGTTACTGCTTCTGCTAATATTGGGTGATGTACCCCTGAAGCTCCAACGAAAGGTTGTGACCTAGAATCTGATCTTATACCTAATAAATCTAATCCTTCGGTATATGTTGAATACCAGTCGGAACGTGAATCTACATCATCTTCGTAAGAACCGACTAATTCAGTCGCTATAGTACTTAATTCTCTTTCGTCTATACTCTCTGCTAAATTTTCTCCAAACTTAGAAGGAGTTTCTTCTTCCATATCGCTTCCGCGAATAATAGAACCATCGGGCTGAACAAAAAGTTCAGTTTCTTCTTCTGGCTGTTGCATAATTTCTAACTCAATTTCTTGTTGAGAATTAGGGACAGCTTGTAGAGGTTGTTTTTCAATAGCCATAGTAGTACATCATAGTATGATTTTGATTAATAATAAACCCTTTGTCCATGGTAAGGTTCTTCTTCCTCAAAATAGTCACTTGTTAATTGTAAAAAGCCTCCTTCCCTAAATCTAGCTAACGCTAATGTAGTAGCATCAACTAAGTCATCATTTTCTCCTGACGGGAAATCACTAACTTCTTCCATAAGTTCTTCACCGAAACGATTATCAGGAACCCAGACTCTTCCGTCTTGAAATATAGGTGATACTGAATTTAATCTAGCAATTTTATCTTGACCTTTTCCTGGAGAAAAAGTGTTTACAGGAATACCTACCCTACGTAGTTCTTGTACTAAAGGAATCCCTGACGCTTTAGCTTCTATAATAACTATATCAGGTGTCCAATATTCGTATAAACGTAAAGCTTCTTCTTTTAGTTCAGGGAAATCGAAACGGTCTTTAATACAATCTATTAAAATTAAATGTGCTTCGTTACCGTGATAAACTTCTTCGCCTATTTTCCCTTCAGGATAAAATACACCCCATGTAGTTATAGCGGTAAAGTCAGCTCTTTCGCTTTTTAAAAACGCCGTATCATATGATTGAATTAAATAATCACATTTAGGTGGTTTATCTGCGTCCCAAATATTAAACCATTCTTTAGGGATAATAGAAATACCTTCACCCGTAGGTCTTTGCATATACTGAGCAGCCCATTTTCCAGGACTAACAGAAGCTTTAATACTTTCTAATTCAGGTAATGACCAGAACTCTTTCCAAAGAGGTTTACCACTAGGTAAAATAGCAGGGAATTCTATAACTTCCCATTGGTCAGCCCCTTCGTTTTGGGTCATCTTTTTAATTAACCTACCTGTTAAATCTTTTTTATTCCAACGGGTCATAACTATAACGATAGCACCTCCAGGCTGTAGCCTCTGACGAGGACCTGACATAAACCATTCGTAAGCTTCGTCCATTGCTTTATCAGACATAGCGTCTTGTTCTGAATGAGGGTCATCAATAATAAACAAATCCGCACCCCTTCCCGCTAAAGCACCCCCAATACCTGCTGCGTAATATTCGCCGCCTTTATTAGTTAACCATTTACCCGCACTACGGCTATCTGCTTTTAGTTCAGTATCGGGGAATAGTTCATGGTATTCTTCGCCGTCAATTAAATCCCTAACTTTACGACCAAAGTTAACTGCAAGGTCAGCCGTATGGGTTGCTTCTATTATTTTTAGTTTAGGGTTTTTACCTAATAAATACGCAGGGAACAAATGAGATGCAAACTCAGACTTTGTATGTCTAGGCGGCATATTTATAATTAAACGTTTTAATTTACCTGTAGCTATATCATCAAAAGCTTTCGCCATTTTTACGTGGTGGTCACCATTAATAAAATCTTTCCATATAGATTTAACAAAATCCATAAAAGTACCTGTAGCTTTTTCTTGGAACTCACGTTTTTCTAGTTCTTCTAAAAGAACCGTAAACTCTTTAGCTTCTGCTTTAGTTAAATGAGAAAGGTCTATATTTTTTAAAGACTTTAACTTGTCTGCGTTGGATGTCATTTACTGAAATTTATTTCTTGATAATTCTCTTAGTAAATCTTCGACCATTTCTTGAGGAACTTCTTCAAACAAACTTGTTGGGTCAGCACCTGCTGCTTCTTGTCTTCTTATTTGTGTAGCGAATTCATCTATTTCTTTAGTAAATGCTGTAGGAACTTCAGTTTGTTTAATTGCTGTTCTACCTGTTTTTGTTGTAGCATCTGCTGTTCTACCAAAAGTTGTAGGGTCTTTTACAAACCCCTTGTATTGGTTGTCTACCCGTAAGTCTTCTATTTCTGTTTTATTAATATTATCTAATTCTTTTTTAAGTTTAGTTCTTACAACTTCATTACCTCTTAATATAGGATCGTCATCAAAAGTTTTTAATGTTTGTTGTATTTCTTTTCTTCTAGCTATCATAAAAGGAGTTAACGCCATTTTTGCTCCTGCGTAACCTTTACCTGCTATAGTAAAGTTTAAAGGGTCGTTAGCTTGTTCTTCAAAAAACCCACCCGCTTTTATTAAATTTTGTATTACAGGATCGTTACCTAATAAACCTTCTAACCCACCGCCTTTTAAATTCATAATACCTTGAAGCAATGGATTCATTGCAGGTTTTAATTCTTGCTCGGGTTGTTGTCTTTTTAATTCAGGTAGTGCCATCTTTGAAGTATAAACTAACTATTGGGGGTTTGCAAAGCAAACGGGGAAAATAAAGTAAACGAGTTAAACCTAAGTGTGGTGTCCTTGGTCGGCGGACACTTTTTTATCTTTATCTTTTTTATTAAATATTTTATCAAAGTTATCGTTAAACTTATCAAGGTCTGTAGGACGTGGTTTACTTCCTTTACCACCATGCCATTGTCTATTCGGTCTTTTCATCGTAATCCTTATAATACTCTACTATTGATAGTATGTTTTTAGTATATCTTGTTATTTCTGCCATATTCATAGATAAGTTTTCGTATTGTTGTGTAGTTAACGCATAGTATGCAACGGCAGGGGCTTTACCTTCTTTAACGAGTTGTAAATATTCTGCCATAATTTCAGGGGTAAGTACTTTCCATTCAACATCAACAGCTTGTATTTCCATCGGTAGCGGTGGATGGTACATAGGTGCAGGTAACGCAATTGTATTTACTTCTATAGGTTTAACCGTTGGGAATAAAGAACAACCACTAACCGTGAATAACAAAACAATAATTAGTTTATTCATGTTTTATACGCTTGTCTTAGTTCTGGGAACTCACTAAGATAGCGAGTTAGTATATGTTTGTTATCTTTAGTTTCTAATAACTTAGCTAATGTTTCTTGTAATGCCATTAAGTTATTCATATCAACGTCTCTTTTTATTTCTGCAATAATTTCTTCTACTAGTTTATCCATCATCTTTTACCGTAGTTAGTTCTACAAGGTTATTCATTACGTTTTTTGTACCTTTATTAACAATTTTTTCTACTAATCCTGGTTTGTTTAACGCAAGGTTATCTAGATCGTGTTTAGCAAATGTTTGTCTTAGCTTATTGACTTCACGAAGTGCGTTTTGTTTTTCGGTTTCTAACAAACCAAGGTCCGCGGATAGTTGTTCTTGTTTAGCTAAATACTGTTTTATTGAGTCGTTCTGCTCGGATACCTTACTTTCTAGTACTATTTGATTAGCTTTAGATTGTGTTAATTGATTAAATAATAGCCACGAACCCGCTAAACTAGATGCTAAGAGAGCTCCAAGAATTAGGTTCAATTTAAAAGACATCGTAAAAGTATAATCTATAAAAATTTTTTCGCAAAATATTTTGATTTGTAAAGTAGTTGCAAACAAGGACGAGACACTAAGGTGTGGCGGAGGGC